CCATGTTGGCTATCATCTGGATGGCCTTAATGGAAGTGGAAGCATGATCAATCATTAGGAGGACGAAATGGCAGCCCCCACATACAATTGCCCATTTTCAGCCACCGGTGGCACGACCGACTACGTGATGCAATGCTCCGAAGTCCTTGCCGCCAATACCAACAAATCGTGCCCTCTGTATAACAGCAACGACGAGGAATGTCTCCTGCGGCAATTTTACCAGGGCCTCGTCAATGCCAAGCACCTGGGCGACGCGTCATAAAGGAGAAAATGATGGCCAGGAAAAAAGCCGCCGTGAAAGCGGAAAAACCCAAGAAAACAATGATTGAGAAGCCGAAAGCCGCCACCCCAGCCCCCAGCCCATTACCGCCGCGGGTGTGTGAGTTTCATCAGAAATATCCGAAACGCCATTTTCCGGGGTGTACGTGTAGACCATGACCTTTGACACCCAAATAATCACGGACCTGGCCGTCTTTTTTAATGAAGACGAACACGCCGAAACCGTTTCATACAATGGCGTGAATATCACCGCCGTGGTGGATCATGGCGACATCATGGACGACGACAGCGCCGTGGTGCACCGCCAGAAGATCCTTTTTGTGCAAGCCACGGATGTCGCAACCCCCGCCTACCGCGACACGGTCATCATTGACAGTGTCACCTGGCGCGTGGGGCCGGTAGACAAATTCGAGGAAGACGGGGACACCTGGATGCTTCCCCTTTACCGTGACGAAAGGCCGATTCTCTAATGGGAGTTAACTTCACAGCCAGGTTTAAATCCCTCCAGCGCGAGCTGCAAGCCTACGATAAAAAGCGCATCAAGGCTTACCAGACCGCCGTGAAAGTGGAAGGGTTCCGCCTGTCCAGCCTGCTTAAAGCGGAAATCCGCCGGGGCGCCCCGGGCGGTCGGTCCTTCAAGCCCTTATCCCGCCTGGCCATCGCCCGCCGGTACGGGCAGATGAAACGGAAACCGCCCCTTCATCGCTTGGCCATCCCGGTCCGGTATCGCGTGGATTATGCCACCGGAAAAATGGCCTTTTCCGTGGGTTATTTGGTCGAAGATATTAGCAACCCGTGGAACCGCAACACCCAAACAGGCATAAAATCCAAAAATAGAATCTCGAAAAAATGGGCCTACCTGGTCAAACTGCACCAGGCCGGGAAGCGGATCCCCGTGACCCCTGACATCCGAAAGGCCCTGGTGACCATCGGCGCATCCATGCAGAAACGTAAAAACACCCGAAACCAGTCCAACGTCTTCTTTTTAAAGAAATCCACCACCAGCATCAACATCCCCGCCAGGCCCATCATTGATCCATTCTGGAAGGCCCACCGGCAAAAGGCGGCACATAACATCATGCTCAATTTCCACCGGAAGATGCAGGGGGAACGAATATGAACATCACAACCCTGATTCACGCTTTTAGGGATGCGGTTCATGATAGCACCACCCTGGCCGCCTGGTGCACCACCCACTATGGAAGCGCCCATGATGTTTATGTGGGCATCGACACCCGCAACCCCCCCGCCATCAGTAAACCCCTGATTCACCTGTTCCCCATATCCCGCACCGACGGAGGAAGCGGGGAACAATGCACCATCGGAGTTTCCTGCGGGATCCCGGACGACGATCTATTGACCACCACAAAAGCCAGGGTCATTGAATTGGAAGGCATATCCAAGTTGGATGACTACCGAAACCAGATCAAAGCCATCATTGAAGCGGTTTCCCTATCCACCGGGGAGTGGTTCGGGGACATCGAAACCCACTATGAAACCGTGGAATTTTTCCCCTATTTTCTGGCCACCATGGACATCCCGGTCCATTACCGGGTCCGACGCATAAGGAATAAATTCTAATGGATGAAATCCTGACCGCCATTAAAACCGCGTTAAGAGCCGCCATCACCACCGTGGCGGATGCGAATATTGTGGTGGTGCCCCACCTGGACCACATCCCCAACGGCACATCGTTTCCGTGCATCACCATCAAAGACGGGGAGATCATAAACGCCGCCCTCATGGGGGGATGCAAAGAACAGGCATTGACCGTTCACGTCATCCCATGGGTCACCATGGCAGATGATGAAATCAGTTTGGTAGGAAGTGCCACCGTAACCGGCCTTCTGGATTTGGTGGACGACATCGAAAGCGCACTCAACAACAATTTATTGGATATTTCCGGGCTTCAAGGCGCCTGGTGCGATACGTCAGCGCCATCCGAGCTTTTTGGTGATGACCGGGAAAGTCTGCAGCGGAAGATTATAACCGTCAACTATGAAAAACAGGAGTAAACGCCATGGCTTACAAATTGAAAAAGAACCAACCGGAATTCGACGTGGTAGACGGGCCGGATGCCGGAAAGAAATTTAGGCACGGGATTTTGTATCCGACCGTCCCGCCGGGGGAGTTAAAACGGTTTGACACCGTGAAGGCCCCCAAACCCAGCCAAAAGCCGACGCCCAAAAAAAGCGACGACTCTGAGGCTAAAACCACCCAGGTGAAAGAGATTTCGCCCAAAAAAGGAGGGCCTGACAAATGAGATCATGGAGAGGACAACATAATTTGATGGCTGTTTCTGCCAACACTGCTGAGACCGCCATCAACACGGAACAGACGCTCGATACCACCATGCTGGTGGCACAGGGCGACGTCATCAACCTGGAACCCAAGCGGGAATCCAACGCCGACGAAATGACCGGCTATGAGGAGCCCGATACCGTTCGGGATCTGGGAGCCCTGGCCGGTGCAACGCTTAATTTTGAGAAAGCCCAGCCCCAGCACTTTGCTTTCCTGCTGGCTTACGCCCTGGGCGCCATTACCACCAGCGCCGCCGGGACCGGATACAGCCACTTGATCACGCCCATCTCCGGTGATGTTGATGTGTCCCGAAGCAACCCGAGTTTCACTGCGGGCATGCGATTCGGCAATACGATCTTAAAGCGCCTGTTTGCCTCCATGTTTGTGGATTCGGTTTCCGCATCGTTTCCCCGTGACGGATGGTGCAAAATTAATGGCACCATCAAGGGGACCGGGAAGGTCTCCGATAACATCACGGAGGAAAGCATCACGGTTACGCCTGGCGCTGATCCCTTTGCTTGCAGTACATCGCTAACTCTGGCCTCCAATGCCGTCGAAGGCGCCACCGCTACCGAGCGTTTGCAAAACGTGCAGCGTGTCCGGGTGCTTCTGGCCACCGGGGAATGGACCGATGTGGCTTATACGGCAGTTTCCGCCGCCACACCCGCCGTGATCACCGTCGAGGAGATTAATGCCGTTAGTGTCGTCGACGTCACCTTCAAGGTCCTGTACATTCCGACCGAGGCAGCGTGGTGTACGTTCCCCGCCCGTGTCACCGAAACCCCGTTGCGGGTCACCGATCTCACTGTCAAGCTGGGTGGAAAATATACCGCCGCAGCCGGTTATGAGGTAGGACGGGAATTCGCCTGCGAGGTTGAAAGTATTGATTACAGCATCCAGAACAACCTCCAGCCTGAAATGTGTGTGGGCGGATCCGGAAGTTATGCCGACCGATGCTTCCGGGATGGTCGGGCGCAAACCCTGAAATTCAACCGGGAATTCCGCGACTATATCCTCCAGCAGCACATCGATGATAATGACACCTTTGCCGTGCAGATCCTGGCGGAAGGTGCCGTTTTCGACAGTCCGCACATGTACACCGTCGGGATCTATTTTCCCAAGGTGGCTGTCCTTTCCGCACCGCTTTCCGTCAATGGCAAGCGCCTGGCTGAAGCCGGGGATTTTATCGTGCTGGAAGATTCCACCGAAGGATCCGTCAGCGTCACCGTTAAAAACATTGTGGCCACATACATGGCGTAAACCGTAGGGGCACGACGCATCGTGCCCCTTACAACCCCAGGGGGAGGGCACGACGCATCGTGCCCCTACCGCCCCACAACAAAAAAAGGAGAGGATATGCTGAATCTGGTCGAAACCACCAAAATGATCGTTATTGCCGCCCCGGGAGGGGATGAAGTGGGTGTCTATTTCCGTCAGGCTAACACCAAGGAAATGCACGGATACCAAAACGAAGCGGTGCAACGGAAACGAAATAACGTGAAATTCCGAGCATCCGAAGCCCAACTCAAATATGGGCACAAGGTCATGCTCGGTATCCGGGACGGAGACTGCGGTGCTCCCAATCCCGAAGGAGAAATGGTCCCCATCAGCAGCGACCCCGCAAGCCCCGACTACCGGGAAAACTGGCGGGAGCTCCTGGAGCAATACGCACCCAACATCATTATCGCCCTGGGTGCCTATGTGTTTGGTGGGACCGAGGCCCTTGAAGGGGAAGAGAGCGTCACAAAAAACTAACTGACGATCTTCGGGCGCTGAAAGAGGGCCTGTGTACCGATGACGATCGCAAGAAATGCGAGCTGGAATTCGGCACAGGCCCAAACCTGGAATGGACCTGCCAAAACTGCCCGAAAAAGCCGGCCGAAGATCTTCACCCCTACACCTTGAAGTTGTTACACCTCCGCACCTTGAAGAAAGCGGGTTACCCCTTGGAAGCAAACGATCTTAATTATGAAGAATGGCTGGACCTGGGACGGGTTTGCCAGGCCCTGGATATGGGATGCCCGTTCATGGGATCGGGATCGGATGACGGGAAAGGGAAGACGGACGACGGAAAAGGGCAGACAGAGGACGGGAAATGAGCACAACTCCCCTCAAAATTAAAATTGTGGTCGATGATGACGGAACCGTCAAAATCCAGAAATTCGGCCAGGCAGCAGAAAAAGCCGGAAAAAAGGGCACCGTCGCCTTCAAGAAAACCGGAAAATCCCTGGATGATATGAACAAACGGGCCGGGATTGCGTCTAAGCATATCCTGTCTCTGGGTGCCGCGATTGCAGGTTTGGCCTCCGGTGTGGCCATTGTTGGCCTGATGAAACTGGTCCACGCGGCATCCGATCTGAACGAAACCCTCAGCAAATCAAACGCGATTTTCAAGTCCCAGGCGCAAGAAATGCGTACCTGGGCCGAGTCCGCCGCCACCTCAATGGGCCTGAGTACCCAGGCCGCCCTTGAAAATGCCGCCACCATGGGCAATATGTTTGACCAACTCGGGGCGGGCGCAACCGTAGCCGCTGCAACTTCAAAACAAATGGTCCAGCTATCCGCCGACATCGCATCCTTTCACAATGTGGCCGGAGGCGCCACCAAGGTACTTGACGCCATGATGAGCGCTTTTCGTGGTGAATACGACGCCCTGCAACGCTACATCCCCACCATCACCGCCGCCAGCGTACAGCAAAAAGCCCTGGCCATGACCGGAAAGGCAACGGTGAAAGAGTTGACGAATCTTGAAAAAGCCTTTGCCGCCCAGAAAATCATCATGGATGATGCCGGGGCCGCCGTCGGAGATTTTGCGAAAACATCGGCAGGTTTAGCCAATCAAGAACGAATTTTGGATGCAAACCTGGCGAATTTAAAAGCCCGGATCGGGGAAGAGTTGTTGCCGGTCGTCAGGGATGTCGTGCAGGAGTTAAACAAGTGGGTCAAGGATGTGGACCTGCGAGGATGGGCCGCAAGCACAGCTGAAGGATTGAAAATTGCAATAGATGCCATCGGGTTTCTAGGCGAGGGATTGCAGGGGCTATGGCGTGGCTGGCTATCTGTAAAAAAGGCGTATCTGTCAACGGAAGAACTGGCACTAAAACTAAAGCTTTGGGCCAATGAGGGGGAGGCTTCCGAAAAGAAAATCCGCATGGAATTGATCGCCACCCAGATCGCCATCGCAGATGTCGCCAACGCAATTGTCGTGTTGGATGAAGCGCAGGCGGGCCGAACGGGCGCCCTATCGGCGCTGGGCCAAGCCGCCATCGCCACTCTGCCGCCTCTTACAGCTACAGCTGCAGCGATTAAAAAAACATCCGATGTGATGGGCTTAACGACAGCCGAATCAAAACACCTGGCAGATGCGCTGAAAGCACTCACAGACAACTACGCCGCTCTGGAAGCACAAATGGCAGCAAGCGATCTGGCTGCAAAGACTGAAGAGTTCAGGCGATTGAAGCTAGAACTATTCGGTGACCATGATGTTGCCATCTCCGTGCATCTTGAAGGGGCTGAAGAGGCAGCGTCCCTAATAAAAGAGCTTGACGATCAGCTTGCCGCACTATCCGATACCTCATCGGGATCGTTGTTTGAAGGTTCAATCTTTGGCGATGATGCAAATCAGAATGTCAATAACCTCATGAAATCCTTGTCTGACATGTACGACATGTACGGGAAGATGGGGGAACAAGAGAAACATCTCGCTGAGCTCAGGGCTAAGGCGGATAAGGCGTTTATTAAAGGTTCTGAAGAGCACATCAATGCGCTTGAAAAGATTAAGAACATAGAGAATAAATACGCTGTTGACAATATCACCGATCAACTCTCAGCATACACCCAACTATTCGGCAGCATTAAGAACATGTACGCTGAAAACTCAGCCGAGTACGAGCGCTGGGCCATGATGGAAAAAGCTACTGCAATCGCCGGCATTCTGCTTAAAGCTGCAACGGCAATCATCAACGCCGGCGCTAACGGTGACGGTTATACTGCAATCGCTCGTATGGCAGCGATGGCAGCGGCAGTCGCCAGCGTATTGTCACAGGTTGGTTTGTCAATGGGCGGACCAGGTGGAGGCAGCGGTGCATCTGAGCCAGCAGATTACACACCCGGCAGCACTATCCTGGGTGGTGAAGAGGGGCAGGCCAGTGAATCATTGAAGAATGCATTTGATGCGCTGGAAGATATAAATGCCGAACAATACGATAAGCTGGTCGATATTTATAATGAATTACAGCAGTTGAATCAAAACATCATGGGCCTTGTGGTCGCCATTGTAAGAGGTGGCGAGATAGGTTCTTTGGAACTTCCCAGGGATAAGGAACGTGACCTGTCAGGGATAAAGTTACCTTTAGAGGGTGAGGGGGTTTTTGGCTTTCTTGTAAGTTCGGCACTCGCTTTTATTGGAAAACAACTACAGGCTGTTGGCAAATGGTTGTTTGGCGGTGATATTAGTTATGAAATCCTTGAATCTGGTTTATCACAATTCGGTGGCGCTCTTTTGACCATGGCCGATGTCATGAGCGGAATCTCTCAGGTCCAGATGCGAGCGTACTTGTGGTATGAGAGAACGGTTGGAGGCGGCATCATTGGTGATGACGACAAGCAGAAAAAAACGATCTATAGCGGTAAGCTAGAAGATGTATCACGATTGTTCACGAAAATTATTGCCAACATAGGCAAAACCATGTTGGAACTTGCAGACATACTTGGTTATGGTGAGGATACGATAAAGAAGATAAAAGAGTATGCCGTGCATCTTGGTAAAATTGATTTGAAGAACATGAATCCTCAACAAATTGCCGACGCATTAAGCGCCTGGTTTAGTGATTTTGCGGACAGGATGGCCGGAGATGTGTTCGGCCCATTGCTAAAACGATATCAAAAAGTCGATGAGGGGCTTTTTGAAACAGCAGTTCGTCTGGCGATTGAAAAAGAAATGTTAATGACAATACTGGACATGACGGGTACTGCCTTTAAGGGAACCGCGAAGGATGCCGTGCATTTAAGCCAGGCCCTTATCGCACTTGCCGGAGACATGGAAAAGCTCCTTGAAGGTGCTACGTCTTATTTTGAAAATTTCCTAACCGCCGGAGAGCAACATGCGTACCTGTTAAAGAGTATGGCGGGGATGTTTGACAACCTGAATGTTACAATGCCGACTACCCGTCAGGAGTTCAAAGACCTGATGGCGGGTATTGATTTAACGACGGAAGAAGGCATGAAGCTCTACATTGCTCTCCTTGGTATGGCCGGTGCCATGGGGTTATTCTTTGACCAAGTAGAGGAAGCTGCCAATACTCTATTGGAGCTTGGCCGCAGGCTTTCAGAGACTGACCTGGAGGCCACTATAAGAGGCATTATAGAAGATTGGGCAGAGGGTTGGGCCGCATTTGCAGTCCTGTTCGGGTTAGACTCTGATACAAGGGCGGGCTTAGACAAAGAAATAAGCGACAAGATTGCAAAAAAGACAAAAGAAATTAAACAGTTAGAAAAAGACCTCGCATATTTGAATGATGCGATTGCCCTTCTCGCAGCCGCGCAAGAAGACCCGGAAGCTGCTGCCGATGCCTTAAAGAAGCATTTCCAGGCATTGCTTGATGGTATGAAAGGAATTCTGGACCCAGAGGCTTTAACAGACGCATTACATGAATTTGCGTTAATCAAGGATAATGCCGGGATAACAAATGGCATCAAGTTTCTAGGCATTGCAATAGACAGATTGAAAGAACTTGATGGCGTCGGGCTTGACTCTTTAATAGCCGAG